TTTTCGGTGCATCATTTTCCAAGCTCCTTTTTGCAGTCCGCCAGAAACTGCGGCTGTACTTCTTCCAGCGATCGTTGCAGGAAATGCTGCCCCTGCACATATCCTCCGCAGACTGTGCGGTGACCGTATTCCACATGCGGGGCGTATTCTCGTGTATAGCCAACTTCGCCTGAATCCGATCCGGCAGGTGGTGTCATGCGTAGGCTGTTTTTTAGTTTTCCCGTGTCTGTTGGCGTGTTTTTTTTAGCGGTGTTAAACAGCCTTGTTGTATTCTTTAGGCATACTTCTTCAAAATCGATTTCCGATTTTACGTAGAGCGCCTTTGCCAGTGCTTCAACACCCGACAACTCGCAATTGCTCATGAAACACGCTCCTTCTTCACATGCAGCAGCCGCCAACGCCCCTGCAGATCGGCAACATAAATAATTGGATAATCCGTGTTTCCGGCACGCACAGCAGCGGCTTGTCTGCACAGTTCTAGCGGGGCATCCGTCAGAATTTTGCGCTGTGTCTGTGTGATTTCCCGTCCGGATAGGGCGATATCTTCCGCCGTCCACTCTGTGAATCGTCCTTTGTAGGCAGGCTCCTGCGCCTGTAGCGATTGAATGGGATTGCCGAGTACATCGGTTCCGGTTTGCGTTTCCGTCAGCAAATGCACCGCAAAGTATCTCATAGAAAACGCACCACCTTTGCGCCGGAAGTTTCCGCTCTGGTGTCCAGATAGGCGGCAAATTCTGCATCATACTCTGCCAAAACGTCCTCCACAAAGCTGGTGGAGGTGGTGTCAGCACCTTCCGATGCAATGCCTTCATAGTTCCACCGGCGCCACAGCTTCACCACGGCATCTGCGGCAATCGGTTCCAGCAGCGGCGGAAGGGACAATTCCTTTACACGCAAACAAATGCGCACGCTGGCAAGGTCACAAAGCGCCTGCAAACGTGCGGTTTGATCTGCGCCAGGCTCGCCCTGCAAGCGTGCCTGTACCAGTTCCAGTAGTGCCATTATTTTGCGGCGATGGTGCCAACCACAATGCCGGTCAGCTGATCGGCAAGCAGTTCCACGCCGGAAATGGCTGTGGTGCTGTTGGTCATGTTGTCATATGCCGGTTCATTGTGTACGCCGATGTAACCGGTTTCATCGGTGGTAAAGGTAAATGCCCGGTTCAGATCGGTGCCACCTGCCGGGATGTAGTACAGCACCAGATTGTTCTTAGCGGTTGCATAAAACGTTCCAGCCGGAACGGATGCGTTCATAATAACCGTACCCAGCCCCAGGAAATTTTCTAGGTAGTTCATGCCGAATGCATTCTGTACGCTGATTGGTGTGCCGCCCAAGTAGTTGGCAACATCGGTTGGGTTGACGAAATAAACGGTTTCCACGGCATCATCCTCAAACAGTACCTGCATCTTACCCCATGCATTGGCAAAGGCTGCCTGTAAGCCAACGCCGGTTGCCGTGCTGGTTCCAGTTGCCAGGAAGCTGAAAAAGCTGGTGCGGATTCCAGCCTGAATCTGGCGCAGCATCTTGGTAGTGGTGTCCGTGACTGCCTGTTCAAATCCCTTTTCCAGAATGGCTTCTGCTGTGGTGGCTTTGCGCCACTTTTTCAGGGTAATTTCCTTTAACGGCGTTTCGGTGGTTTCATACTTCGACAGCGGGATGGTTGCGCCCTCTGCCACGGTCCCATCCTGTAGGGTGCCGGTGACCTTGTAGGTTTTCAAGGTGGTGCCTGCCTGCTTGGAGATCTTTCGGGTTACGCCAAGCGCTTCGGTCAATTTACGAACCGATTCTCCAAACATAGAGGTAAAATAAATTTCATTTGCCCGCGCAAAATTTGCAGACACCAGTAAATTGGTTTCGGTTGCCTGCGGTGTTGTGGTTTCCTGTCCATTTGGCATAATGCGATACTCCTTTCGTGTTTAAAAAAGATCCATGTGTTCCTGGATCATCTTTTGCTGTTTCAGTGGGTCCTTTTCCTTCATGATATCTGCCTTTGTCAGCGTGCCGCCGGACTTTCCACGTTTAGGCGGTTCGCCTTTCAGGCGCTGCTTGACAGCATCTTCCACTGCTCGCTCAAAAAGCGTGGAAAACTGTTCCACATTCTGCTTGGTCGTATCCGCTTCGGCGGTCACAATGGAAGATAGCAGTTCATCCGGCAGGTGAATGCCTTTTTCTGCCAGCATATTCCGCGCAGTGCGCTGCATCCTTGCGGTTTCCACCTGCTTTTTCAGGTCGTCCAGCTGCTTTTTGTAGCTGTCCCGTTCGTATTCTGCCCGTTCCTGACCGGTCATATTTTCCAATTTCTGGGCTTCTGTCTGCTCGGTCTGTAGTTGGGACAGAGCAGCGGTAATCATACCGGAAACATCCTCCGCTGTCAATGCCGGGGCGTCGGGCTTTTGGGCTGCATCCGGCTTTTCGTCTGTTTTTGTGTCCGGCTTAGGCTCTGGCTTTTGCACGTCCTGTTCCGGGTTCTGATTGGTTGTCTCTGGTTCCATGTTGGATCTCCTCCTTTCCGATGTACGGGTCAAATGCCGCCTGCAAGGTTTCCAGGCTATGTGCGGCTTCCGTTCGGGTGACCTCCTTGCCGGAATCATCCGTCAGAATCAGGCACGGAACGTGCCTGACGTGATACCGCTTTGCCATGTCATTTCCGCCGTACCAATCCTCTGCATCAAATACATAGGTTGGAATCTGTGTCTGCTCCGTGTATTGCTGAACGGTTTTCTGCATTCGTTCACAGGGCGGACAGTTTTTCCGGTGGAAGAATAACAGCTGCATTGGATTCACTCCTTTCTGATTTTTGGTATAAAAAAAGCACCTGATTACTCAGATGCTAATTTTCGATAAAAACGCCGTACCCACAGGCTTGCTTGTTTTTGGTTTCCGCCCTCCGCCAGTTTATGCCCATGGTCGGGGCGGGTAGCTACTTGATTTCACTCAGTTTAATGCCTTCGATCACTGCGCGAGTTTCCAGGCATGCGATATAATCAGCCATTGCCCGAATCTGAAAATTGTAGATTGCTCTTGGGCATGTTGGTTGAAAATTCAGCGTTCCCTCGTCCCAGCGTCGAAGCATGTACTCTAGCTTTTTGTATCGAATTACAACTTGAATATATTCCGCTTGAAATCGCTTTTTATAGTCATCGCTGTTCATCATTTCGGCTGTATCTTTTAATTCTATTGGGTTGTATGTCATTCTTTCTCCTTTCAGGCATAAAAATAACATCTGAATAATCAGATGCTAATTATTGATTAACTTTATTATTTTTTCAGGATCATTCTCAATCAGAACCGCTGCAAATTGCATTATACAGGTCTGCCATAGCGCTGCACAGCACCGCATAGCCTTGCGGATCGTAAAAATCATCCAGTTCAATTTTTGCCATTTCTTTCAACTTTCCCAGCAAAATTTCTTTGGCTCTTTCTTTCATGATTCCTCCTTTGGGGTATGAAAAAAGCACCTCACGAGAGATGCTTTCATTCTGATTCAATTTACATTCCAGGAATCCAGTCCCTGACTTCCTTTGCAAGTTCATACATTTGTTTCATCTTGGAATTGTCCTGCAAATACGCAATGCCGGACATTGTGATCTTTACGCTGTCCAGCCAGTCCGAAGAGAGGTACCGCCCGGTTTTAGTGGTGTGCACCGCAAAGCCGCTAATGTATCCGGCATCCAGAAGTTCTTCCATGATATCCAGCCAATAGCTGACAGGAATTCCAAATCGCTCCGGATGTATCGCGTCCAGCGGCACCTTTGTTCCGCTTTTCTTGCACTCATACAATTCTGTGAGAATCGCATATACAAGCTTGAAGTAATCGTCTTTTGCCATGGTGTGCCTCGTTTATTTCTCTTTATTTTACTTTTCTCCCGTTCTCAAAAGCACGGATTGCCTCATTCAAAGACATTTCATTTGCACCGCCTTTTAATTCCGGGTTGTCTCTTTGTACAGGGTCATTTTCCCAATTGCAGATATCGCAAATATCATACTCTGAAACAGTGCTTTTTCCACAACAAGGACACTTAATTTCTTTCGTGTTCATATGCCCAGTACTCCTTTCCGTTCTTTGGCTTAAAAAATGTTCTGATGCTGCCGTCTTTTGTGACAACAAGAAAATCATTTGTTGAAAACCGATAAATAGCAGTGCTTCCATCAGAACGAACTATTTTTTCTACATCATCGGAAGCCGGCGCGTTTACCAGTTCATTTGCAAGTGATACATAAGATTCAGTCGAAATATCTCCGTATTCTTCACCATGTTTTGCGTAATGCTTTTGCATGGATTCCGGTGTTTCAAATTCTATTTTTATTATACCACCATCCGCCGCAGAAGTCAACAGCTCCAGCGCCTGGCTTTTCGCCTGGTTCTGTGCTTTTCGAGCCGCCGGCAGCGGGTTCTTATTCCGGGAATTCAGATCAATGGTAAATGTACAGCGGCACCATGGATGCATCGGGGGAAAGTTCAGCCCCGGCATGCGGTCACGGATAGGGAAGGATTCCCCTTGCAAGGCTCTGCAAATGGCACAGGCATTTCCGTCCGCACACTCGTACAGATAGCGGTCATAGTACTGGGAGAACGGCATCATGCTGGATTCTGCTGCTAAATAGGTATCTTCCGTGAAAACCAGCCGTTCCATATTGGATTTGGAAACATTCTGAAGCTTCTGCCGCATCATCCGACTGATGCGCTGGTAGGAGTCTCCACGAATGAATGCGTTGACAAAATCTGTTTGCAATGTTTGGGCAAGCTTTTGACGGTTTTCCCAGATCCGGGCAGAGAAGTCCTTGGCGTTGCACCAGGCGTTCCCCAGGATTCGCTGAATGGCATCGTGATCCACGCTGTAGAACCGCTTCCCGAATCCCAGATATTCTGCACTGGCATTGGCATAGCGCAGTGCCATGCGCTGGAAGAATGCCTTTGCCTGTTTCTGCTCCTGTGCACCCATTTCCAGTTGCTGCATAGCAATAGACTGCCGCAGCCCTTCTAACCGGTTTAGTTTGTAAATGGATGTCCGCACCGGCAGCAAATGCGCATATTCCGGGTATTTTTCGCCGAATGCATCCATGCGTTCCAGGAGAAGCTGCCGGTCTGCATCTGATAAATTTTGCAGCAAAACCCGGTAAGCAATCACATCCTGTTCGCCGTATTTTGCATAGTAGGCGGCAATTTCCCGATCTAGCCGGGCAGCTTCCCGGTCATAGTAGGTTGCAAGTTTGGCAAACAGTCGTTTTTCATCTTTTGCCATGGAAGCGTCAAGGCGTTTCCTGCGTTCCTCCCAGTACGTCATTGGGTTCCGTCACCGTCCGTTCCTGCCGCAGATCGTCCTGCGGTTCCTTCCCTTGTTCTTCCTGAATGCGTTCCAGCTCTTTGTCTACGTTGTCCACTGCGGAAATGACACGCAGCTGCGTGCGCTGCGAGGTGATGCCTGCCATCTGTGCAGCAGCCTGCACTTCTTCCAGCAGATTCTTTGGCGTGTTTCGGGTGAACTGGTAGTCCAGTTTTGTCCAAAGATCTTCCGGAATACCGGAAAGGGGATGCGTTGCAAGGATTTTCCACCGCTGATTCATCCCGGAAACAAATTTTCGGGCTTTCATGCGGCACAGATTGTCCATAGACAACAATTTGTACGCCAGTGCTGTCCCAGAGGAATTCCCAAAATTTTCATCGCTGATATTTGCCACCATGGACAGATTGAAAATCTGATCTTCCAGCCGGTCAAGCAGGTTTTCCTGGGTCGTGTCTGCGTTTGGCTTTTGCAAAAATTCCACTTCCAGTTTATCCGTTTCCGGGGCTTCCATGTTGATGATGCGGTTGTTTCGCAGCCACTGCAAATCTTCTCGGGACAGCTTCGCGCCCAGAATCTTCAAGTAGGCATCTGCAAAATAGTCCACATCGTTTGCCTTCTCGGAAATCGCCTTATCATACGCCAGAATCTGCGTAATGACATGCTCAAAAACACCGGTTCGTTCCTCATTTTCAATGTATTCAATCACCGGAACGCCGTGGAATTTATGGGTTCGCTCTTCCAGGAAATGCAGCCCTCCGCTGTCGTGGAACGGAATTTCCAGAGTGTCTGTGAATACACTGCCGTGCAGCACACTTTTCCGGTCGTAGTAATACCGCACCCCATACAGCGGCTTTCGCTCCACCGTGTCATCGTATACCACAAATGCTTCCAGCGGATTGGCATAGGTGATATGCGGCAGGGAGTCGTCCCCGGAATAGAGAAATTCATAACCGCAGCCGTAAATGCTGCAAATTTTGGACAGTTCCGCATTGTTGTCATCCTGGTCGTTCCGCTGCTGAATTTGTTCGATTTTTTCCGCATACTGCGCATCCTGGCAAATGGTTTTTACCGGTTCCCCGATGAAATAGCCATTCAACGTATCTACCAGATATTTTGGGAAATTGCACACAATCCGATTGTCCGGCTTGTGCGGCTCCTTTTTGGGTCCCAACAAAATCGGATGCCGCCCCAGGTAGAGATCCTGCAAGCATCGGTGCCGCCGGCATTCCCGTTCATGCGCCGCCAGCCACTCCAGCAGCAGGTCAGGTGTCAGCGGTGTTTCTGCTGATTCGGTGTGGTATTCATTTGGCTTGAAAATAAACAGCTTAGATTCCTCCTTCCAAGCGGTGAAGCGTTGCGCCACCGTGCAGAATAGTGCGCACAAAGTAGCGTACTTCGTCCATGGCGTGGTCATTTTCCTTGACGGGTTTGTCTTCACCGGATTGACTGTCCCAACGGTACAGCCCGAATTCCCGAATGCAGTTCTTACAGGACGGGGCAAAAAACAATCTGCCTTGCTGCAAGTCAGATGCAACCTGACAGATTCCATTGATGACATCATTGTTCGCCTTGCGCACGGTGAAACCAGCGGAACGCAGTTCTTCAATGAAACTGGCGGCAGATGGATCCACCACCACAGCCGTGATCGGATGCCCCTTTGCCAGTTGCTGAACCTGCCGCAAATACTGGGCGTTGGTCAGCTGCCGGTGGGTATCTCGTCCGCTGTAATAGTATTCTGCTGCACGGTATGCGGTTTTGCCATCGTAGCACCACAGCCCGGCAGAAAATGCATTAAGCGTGCCGTAATCGATAGAGAGGTACCATTTCCCAACCGTTACAGCATTTTGTTTGACATGATAGGAGGGCGTAAACTGCTGATAGATGATGCCTTCCGCCAAGCACCATTTCCCCAGAATAAACCGCTCGTAAAAAACACCGGTGTATTCCGATTTGACCGCATGTACGTATTGCGGATCCAGTTTGGTGTTATCGTCCAACAAAAAACGCACGTCCAGCATATCCAGCTCCGTGCGTCGATCGATGTATTCTTTTTTCAGCCAGTGTTCCGGGCTGTCTGGGTTGGTGGTGGCAATCAGCTTTGCACCGGGGACACGCAGACGGGACAACAGCATCACGAAGAAGTCCCTCGGAAACAGTGTCAGTTCGTCACAATATGCGCCTTGTAAGGTCAGCCCTCGGATTTTGGATTCTGACCGGGCATCGTTGGCACCTTCCAGCAAAATGCGCCTGCCAAATAGGTACGCTTCTTTTGCAGCCATAGAAAACTGGAAATTAGACGATCCGAATTGTTCTTCCAGCGGAATCAGGCAGTTGCGTTTCAGGGTGGTCAGCGATTTGCCGCACATGAGATACAGCTTGTCCTGCGGCATGGTTGCCAACCAAAACCCCCATAAAACCAGGGAAATCCATGTTTTCCCGGAAGAAACAGAACCTTCCAACAGGTTAATCCGGCGCAGCTTCTGTGTTTTCCACAGCCCCATCAACTTCCGCTGCTTCGGCGTGAATACTGCCATCTTCCTGTGCCTCCTCCAGCATGCCGGCAATCAGCTGTTCTGACATACCGACATTGGGCTTGTCTTGTTTTGCGATCTGCTTTTTTTTCAAGGCAAGTTCCTCTCGTTGGACGGTCTCGCCGATCAGATCCTGTAATTTTTCCAGAGCCTTCACATTGCCGCTTGTTGCCTCTTCATACAGCGCCTGTATCAACTGCATGGCGGCGTTATCATTTTCCTTAAAAAAAGCCTTGGCAGCCTGTTTCAAACTCCTGTATGCCCTTCTGGATGCGCCTGAGGCAATGCCACCTTTTCTTGCAATTTCTCTCTGTTCGCTCTCTGTTCGTTCGTCAAACGGAATTAAGTTTTCTGCATTTGCCAAGCTCCTCCCTCCAAAAAATGGCATAAAAAATGCCGCTCGGATTTGCTCCTGCGGCATTTTTCTTATTTTGTCAGTATAATCATACCACGGAATTCAGATTATTTCAAGTGAGATTGAGTGAGGCTTTTTAGAAAAGTTTCCTTGCTAATTTCTCATGATATTATTATAGCACAGGTTAAGTGTACGATTCAATACGATTTTTCAGCATCACCAATGCTTTTTTATGCCATCGATGAAACGTATCCCATGAGCATGCCATCTCTACACATACCTGTTCGCAAGTCATACAATCCAAATAACGGTATCGCATTAGTCGCCGTAGATCGGGTGGCAGTAATGTAATGGCATTTTCCACTGATGCTTGCTTTTCTAACAACTCACGTTGTTTTCTCAGGTACAGTTGCTCCAACGCTTCTTTTTGTTCCACATATCGTTGTGCTTCTGGTACTGGTTCTCCTCGCTGCCGTGGAGTATCGCTGTAAGCCATACCGTGGTAGCCTTTATTCTTCTCCAATGCAGATAACCGCTTTTGTATGTCAGCCAATTCACGTTTAATGCTGCCGTATTGCAGCAATTCCTCTTTCGTCATACCCCATACCTCCGTTCCAACCGATAAGCAAATCGATTCTGGTAATGCCTGCCTAAGTAGTTATATGCCGTTGCAACATCCGGGAAGTAGATCACCTGGTTCTGCCGATCCGCAAGCACACGACCGGTTATGCGGTTGCGTACAACGTAGCATACGCCAGGCTTGGGGTCAACTAGGTTGCTGATGGTTTCTGTCACATCGTTCCAGTCAGCCGGTTGTGCGGCACGTTCTGGCTGTGATGCACGTTTCAGCGCTGCTCGTTTTTCTTGCATGAAAATGCGGTTTCGTTCCCGGGCACAGTTCCGGCAGAACCGGCGTGCAATGCTCAGCGCTTGCACCGGTTCGCCGCATGTTTCACAAAATATGGTTATTGTACGCATGATCAGCACCTCATTAGCCTTTCTGTGTTACCGTAAACTGTGATAATTCTTTTCTTCATGTATAAGTCCTCCTTGTTTTGCTTTTACGCTCAATTAACGCACGTTTTACGCTCGGCGAGTGTTAGCAACGCTCGGTTTAACACTCGCATGGCTCTGGCATAGGCATCCATGCAACAACATCAACTTTGGTGCCAGTAGGTGTTTTCCCATTCATCAGCACAATCACCGGATACCTCTCACAAACAAGTGCTTCATATGCACTCCTGCCGTATATCGTCCAATGCAATCCGTCGAATTCTGCTGTGCCAACAATCACAGTACCGCAATCGTCAGAATCCCAATATACATAGGTGACGATATACTCACCGTTATTTTCTGGAACTTTTTCAGATGCTTTTATCCATTCTTGCTCCATAATCATTCCTCCTCATACCCAATACACTCACATACAATGCCATACGCTTCGTCAATTTCAATCATGTCATTGCCGAGCACATCATCACTGGAACCCCAGAACTGTCTCTTGATCTGCTTCAGCTGTTCCTCCGTGACCGCTAGTGCCCTTGGTTCGCCACGCAGCGTATCAAACGCCATCATGATTCGGGACGCTGTTCGTCTGTCCTCGCCACAGATGAGGTATACTTCATTCTCAAACTGCTGCCTTGTTATCTGGTCAATTATTGTTATCTTATCAATCATTGCATTTTACTCCTTCTCAAGCGCATCCAGCGGCATTTTCCTCCGCCTCCTCAATTCGCTTGATTTCTCTATCCAGCTTGTAATCAACAACATTATCAACCGATTCGCATCCCAAATACACACGCATCTGTTCCATCATGATGAGCAGATCTGCTGTTTCCTCAATCAGATTGGCATGTCTTTCTTTGTTGTCCGGAAACCGCTTGAGCTTCTGGGCGGCAAGCAGAAACTCTGCTGCCTCTTCTTCCGCCTGTTCCAACTGTTGCTGGAAGCTATGGCAGTCTATGATCTGCTTGTTCTTACCTTGCTGTTTGAATGTCATTCCGTTTCCTCTCTTTCCAATCCGCACAGCGCACGATACAGCTTCTTGCATGTATCA